CTAGCGGAGGCGTTGTCGGAAAATAGTATTTCGCTTGTACCACCAGCAGAACCATTTCCGATTTCAACTTGTGTAGCTGTTATAGCAGCAGAAGACGTGATAGCTCCATCAACTTGCAGTGTAGATGCCATATCAACAGCACCGTCAATATCAACAACATCTAAGTTAGTAGTACCAGCTACATCAATAGCTCCACTAATATCTAAGGTAGCTGCATCTAGCTCACCTGTAATTGTTAAGTTGCGTAATCCAGTATAATCTTTATTAGAGTCTAAAATCACTGCCTTAGATGCTACGGCTGTACCGACAGCAGTGCTACCAATGTCTAGTGCGTTTAGTTCACCTACAACTGCAGTAATACCATCTAGGGCGTTTAGTTCTTCAGGCGTAGAAGTAATTTGTGTATTACTTGCTGCAGCTAATACAGGAACTGTACCTGATACGTTAGGTAAAGTAATTGTTCTATCGGCTGTTGCGTCTACAACTGTAAGTGTAGTCTCGTGAGCATCAGCAGTAGCACCTTCAAATACAACAGCATTGTTAGCACTCATTGTAACTGAGTCTACAGTACTAAGTGTACCACTAACAGAAATATTAGTAGCAGAAAGAGTACCTGTACTTGGGTTATACTTTAAATCACCATCGGATTCTAAACCTAAGTTACCACCATCTAAATCTCCACCTGCAGTAAAGACAATAGCGTTGTTTTCGTTAGTGTTTTCATTGTCTGTAATAGTAACTGTTGTAGCTATTGCTGCTGTACCTGAAGTATTTTGATTACCAGAAGCGTTAACTCCGGGCAAGTTTATGTTAGCTGAACCATTAAAGGATACTCCACCAATAGTTCTAGCAGTTGTTAAAGTAGCTGCTGAACCTGTAGTATTTTGATTAAGTGTGCCAATTGTAAAGTCTAATGTGTTGTCTGCATCTTGGTAAGCAACTGTAATACCTGATTCAGTATTAGAGCTAACCATAGCTCCGACAGTATCTGATATAACTTCAGCTAAAGCTGTACCATTAACTGTAATAGCATCAGCTTCTAGTGTACCATCAATGTCTGCATTGCCTGATATGTCTAAAGTTGCCGCATCAAGTTCTCCAGTAAGTGTAATGTTTCTAAAGCCTGTTATATCTTTATTTGAATCAACAACAGCCGCTTTAGATGCAGATACTGTACCAGCAGTAATATCATCTATACTTTCTAAGTCATTCTCATTAATAGAAGCACTACCTATTACAAAGCTTGTACCTGTAATAGCTGTACCAGTAATAGCTGCCGCACTTGATCCACCAATAACAGCACCATCTACAGTACCACCATTAATGTCTGCAGTATCTGCAACAAGACTATCTATGTTAGCTGTGCCATCAATAAATAAGTTTCTCCACTCTTGTGAAGCACTACCTAAGTCATATGTATTGTCATCATCAGGTATAATATTTGAGTCTACATCTGCACCAAATACAACATTGTCTGAGGCTGAATCACCAAGTGTAAGTGTACCGCCATTAAAAGTAGTAGTACCAGTTACAGTAAGATTACCACCAACAGCTAAGTTACCTGATATATCTACTGCACCATTAATGTCTATAGTAGTAGCGGCAATCTGTATCTCTGTATCTGCTACAATGTCAAGCTGACCATCAGCACTAGAGTTTATGTATATAGCAGTATCACGAAACTGTAACTTTTTATTTGTAGCTACAAGCATATCATCACCTAAGCCATCTATATATGCTATGCCATCTATATATAAATCTTTAAATTGTAATGAGCTAGTACCTAAGTCAATATCGTTATCTGTTACTGGTACGATTACACCATCTTGAAAACGAAACTGCTCAACTGAACTTGAACTTACATCAACAAAAACACCAACTCTATTATTAGAATCGCTTACTACTACTTTATTAAGAGGTGTGGTAACACCGGGATCACCAATTAATCCTATAACAGGGCCTTCAGCAGTAGTACCATCATGTGCATGCCCTGTATTTACATGAAATGTAGCAAGGACTTGTGCAAACTCATCGTTAGAGTCAGCTGCATTAATAATGTCACCATCTGCGTATGTAGATTGCCGTGTATAACCAGCCATTTAATTCTCCTTTATCGACGACTTGCTGCGTCAAACTCTAATTGAAAACCTCTAATTGAATAAGGTTCTGATGTTCCGTTATCAACAACTCGTAAGGCCACTGCAAAACCACTACCTTCTACAGATTGTCTTACTAAAGGTTGTGATTGTCCACCATAAGTAGCTGTACCGTAAATAGATAATCCATATAAAGCTACAACTGCAGTACTATCAAACGGGTAAGCCGCAGGTCTTGGTACTTTAGGGTCTTCATAGTCATATCTTAAAAATAAATCAGATCGTACAACACCTTCTGGTTGGTAGTTAATAATAACTCTTTGAAAGTTTTTACGTAAACCTGCATCGCCTAGTGTTAGATCAGGTGATCTATATCTACCAATAATGTTTACACCGTCAAAGGTACTACCTTGTTCTTGTCTATATACAAAACCATCAAAGCCACCATGTATTGCGAAAGTATTAGCACCATCACTTGTTGAGTCTGTACAAGAAGGTTGTATACCTAATGTTTCTGAAAACTCATAACCTTGTTTAGTTCTATGAGCTATAATACCATTAGTAGATTCTCTAGCTTGCCCATCTACAGAAAAGAATATTCGATACTGTGTTTTACTTGGCACAACAACAGATTCAAAATTACTTACATCAGTATACGAAGCAAATAACTGCTGTACTACGGAACTAATAGAACCAAGTTCAACGTCCCCAATATTTGCAGTACCAGCAATAGTACGTAAACCATCCCTACCTAAAAAGATAATGTCTCCACCCATCTCCTTAATAGTATTTCCATTTATACAACCAATAGCACGAGAAACAGGTATTAACCTAAAATCTGCAATAGTATTACCTGCTAGTTTAAATATACGTTCTTCACAAAATATAAATAAATCATCACGAAAAGGAAACAATCCAGTAATAGGACTTTCTAGTTTAATAGAACCTGCACCATTTGCTGCGGTAAAATCATTTACAGTATATGGTGCAGTAAAAACAAGTTCTGCTGGATTAGCTGACATACCTGCAAAAAAGAAAGTATTCTTAAAACCAGTTACTATTTTAGGATTAGCAGGTGCGCCTGTACTACTAATATCAGTTACAGAGTTACCAGATGTATAATGTGAAGCGTTATTAGCGCCATCAGCAAATATAATTGCATCTGTCCCATCTAAGTTATATCTAAAAAATGAGTACTTAGTTGCATTAGAACGACCTGTATCTATTTGTGTCCAGTACTGTTCTACTGACGCATTGTCTAAATGAGCTACAGCATTTGTACTATTTGTACCTCTTGTACAACCTGTAAGTGTAGCACCAGATTTACCAGTGTATGTTATTTTTTCTAAGCCTATAAGAATAGTACCTGTTGTAGAAAAAGATGCTACACTATCAAATGTAATTGTAGTAGCAGAGTTATTTAATGCACCATTTAAAAGTGTAGTAGCACCTGTAGCCCTAAATACTTTCTCACCTCTAGCCGCTATAATCTCACCTTTAAAATAAGCAGACATTAATGTGCGCTCATTATTACTAGAAGTAAACGGAACAAGATTAGTATTCCATTTATTATAACCGTTTATTCTTCTATATCCACCTTTAATATCAGGCTCAAAGTTTACTAACTCAAAAGCTTGACCCGGCTCCATAGTAAAAGTAGATCGGTTAAGTACCAAGCCACCCTGACAGGCAAATATAAATGGATTTGTACCTGATTCATCAGCCATAAATAGTCCTTATAAAACTTTACTGGAACTAGAGTGGTTTATTACAGTAGAACGTAAATAGTCAGTTCTATTTATTAATAGACTTCTCATATGTTTTATACCATCTTCAAAACGATTAAAATTTAACTGGTACTGTTGCGTTTCACCACGGTATTGATAACCATATGCTGTAGCACCATCTATAATAATGGAACGGTATTGTTCTGGTATTACAGGTACACTACCATGAGCGACAAGCTTAGTAGTAAATTTATAAAACTCATACTTTAAAGTATAACCTGCATCTGGGTATGGATATAGACCAAACTTATTGTCTGGTGTTCTAAATACATACCGAGGTACAGCACCTATATTGCTTTCATCTTCTTGGGCTATATATCTATTTAAATAATCTTTATAGTCTATTAGTGGTATATTACCACCTGCAGAACCAAGGGTAGCATTCTTACTTATTCTAAATGTATCATAGTCTACATGTTTAGCAGTTGCATCAACCGCATAACGAGTAGTTCCCGAAACTAGTGTTTGAGATTTAGTTGAATGATTAAAAGGCCAATTGTATTCACTAGTATTAATATAATCTATAGCATCATTAACTGCATTCTTACACTGTGTTTGAAATCCACGTGCAGTAGAAAAGTTATTAGCTGTTAAAGCTACCTCATTAAAACGAGCAATAACTTCATTAGTAATATCTAAGTATGTATATGCCATTAGGTTCTTTCATATTAAATGCAAATATAAGTAGGCCAGTTTCCCAGCCTACTTATTTTATTATTTATGCAAGTGCGTCACGAGCAACTTCAGTACCTTCTAGTGAACCTTGAGCACTAACATCCATAAGCATACAGTAAACACGAAGTTTACCTGCTGAGAATGTTGCACCGTCACCTGCGAAGGTTACGTCCATTGTGTCTGCGGCTGCACTAATAAGTACACCTGCCTGAGCCACTGTTGGGGCATATGCAAGATCAGCTGCTCCATCAATGTCAAATGCAGCAACGTATTCATTAGGATCAATTCCAGTACCCAGAATAACAGTAGCATTTGTACCAGTGTTCATAGTTGCGCTTTCGACAACCTGTACACCAGCCCAAAGAATTACTGTATCTGCTGGAATTGCTATAGCTTGAACTATGTCCCCAGATGAACAATCAATAGCCTGTGCAGTAAGATCAATCGTCATCTCAACCAAATAAGGGCTGCGACCACGAGGTGAATCACCACGGGCGGTTTGTAATAATGCTGTTAAAGTAGCCATAAGTTATTTCCTCCCTTTAAGCTAAATGATACTTGGCGTTAACCAAAGCTTCTGGACGTAGGATTTTCCTACCGTATAGATGCATACCACGAACGATGTCCGAGAATGAATCTGGATCACGATATGTTTCAGTTTTGTTGATCTGCTCTGCAGTTGCAACGGCTGAATCATGACCAGCAACAATCATACCAAAGTTAGCAGTTGAGTTCGTTCCAGCAAAGGAAGGACCAGTACCAACAGTAGGTAAGTTGTTAGAAGTATATACACGGAAACCATGAATGTTAGTTCCAACTTGACCATTCTGTAAACCAGAACCACCAAAGTCAGCATTAAACAAACGTGAATCTTCATCTTTTAGAAGTTCCATGAATACCGGGTCTACAACCAGCCAACGGCCTTGTGTATCCACATTCTGTTGATCCAACAGACGTGACATACGTGCAATGACGGTTAGTGGGAAAGTATCACCAGCAGCAGGTGTTGAGTCAGTAGCTCCACCAGTACGAGGTTGTAAAGCAAGAGCTTCACCAGCCGTACCACCAAAGTTACCAGCAGTAATTTTCATTGACGCTAATAGTTCGTCAGTTCCTGCTGTAGCAACTGCAACTGTACCATTTACGGTAGTGTTTACAGTGTCTGGACTTCCATGTATTGCAGACTGTTTAAAGCCTGTTAAGTAACCAAGTACGTCTTGGTCAAATTGATCGCCTAAACGATAAGCCGCACGATCCGAGGCAAGACCTTGGAAGTTTACATGCGAATGGGCTTCTTCTATATCGTCAACCTTAAAAGCAAAATAATTCGCTTTGTCGATTGTCAATGAAAAATCCTCATCGTCTAAATCTTGTGGCGTTATTACACTACCCCTCAGATATGGCTGAACAGTAATCTCAGGTTCTTTAATGATTTTTACTGAGTCGCCCATGTTTGCGATTTCTCCGAAATAGTCAGAGTTAGTGATCGCCTCACAGACAGATGCTTTGCGGAATGCAAGTTGCACCTGTTTGCTGTAGATGATTGGTGAAAAGTTACCATTTGGTAAATTGTTATAACCACCAGCAGTTCCGAATGCCATAATATTTCTCCTTTAGCATTAGATTACAGATGCAAACGACTAATGACTTATACAGAGGCTAATTACTACTAGGGTGCGTTACATAGAAAGTCGGCCAACTTACTGTAATAACGGGCCATGAGACATTAGGTTGTCCGAAAGCGTTATTGTTGTTTGCGTGAAGTTTGTGATAGTGTGAGTAACCATATTGTTGGGGTCACACTATTACATTGTACATATAGTTATATCATAAATATATTATATGTCAATAGCTTTATCGGGCATTACCCGACATATCGTAAATAAACTTACCTGTACGAATAGATTCCATGATAGCATCGGAAGCCTTTTCATACTGTTGTGCTGACATTTTATTAACTTGAGATTCTTTAAAAGTTTCTCCAGAGTTTTCTGTGTCAGGTTTACTACCTTTATTACGACTATTTACTGAACGTGCAGCATCTTTAGTGCTTGCAGGTTTATTTCTTTTAATACCCATATCAGCTTTATACAAATCAATTGCACGTGCGGCTGAACGTGAGTCACTATCATTTTCATATAGTGCATCTTGTACCCACTTAGGTTGCTCATCTACCCAATTATGAAACGAATCATCATCACGAATATCACCAAAGTCAGGGTGAGCAGTCATTAACTCAACTTCAGCTTTCTTGCGAGATGCATCAGCTTTCATTTCATCAATTTCTTTTACTCGTTCTTCTAATCCAGCAGATTGCTCTTTAGCTTTTTTAATTGCAATTGTTTCTACAATCGCCGCTACATCTGGGTATTGTTCTGCCCAAGCTTCTATGTCTCCATCAGACTTGGGTAGTTTAATTTCTTGTTTAGTTGAGTCTTCAAGTTGACGTTGTAGTCCTTTAAACTTGTCATCCCAATCTTTTTCTTTTTCCTGCATGTGTCGTCTAAGATCGCCATAACGTTTCTTAAAACTTTTCTCTTCTGCATTTGCAGGTACAGCTTCTTTTTCTTCTGGTTGTTCCTCTGTGGGTTCACCCTTTTGTTCTGCAATAAGTTGTTCGAGTTCTTCCTCTTCCATCTTACGTTTTTCTTCATTCGTATATTTACGATTTGCAAAAGCTACCTTAGTTGGTGCTTTCATTTCTTCAGACATTATTGTGTCATTCATTTTTTCAGTCTTTCATACTGGGGCCGCCGTAGCCTAGTGTGGGTAGGGGGAAGGGTAGCCAGTTAATTTAGCAGTAGTTTAAATGATGGGTGCTGCTAATCCACGCCGTACAGGTGCAGTAGGTTCAATAACATCTGGTTCACCTAAGTCAAACAGTTCATTGCCTAATACACTTATCATAATTTCACCTATAGGACTTACTAAAAACTCGATTACTTGTTCTCGTTCTTCATCTACTAATGCATCAAATCTACTGGACACATTTGTTTTATATTCTTCAAAATCCATATTAGTTATTCCTATATACTAAACTATACATTACTTATTGTCAATACTTTAATTTTATTTAAAAACCACCGCCTCTGTAGGTATCTTTAGTTACCTTACCATCAGCTCCAGCATTTCTTGAGATTGCTGATTTTGTGTAATTTGTAGCAGATGTTTGTGCCTGTTGTTGTTTCTTTCGTCTATCTCTACTACTTCTACTACTTGACTGTGCCACCTTTGCCGCTTGTTGTTGAGCATAAACTTCATTAGCTTTTCTAATAGACTCTGCTCTAATCCTAGCATCTTCAGCTTTTTTAGCCTCAACAGCTTTTTTAGTTTTTTGTATGTTACTAGATTTTATATCTTCTTTTGCCTGTTCAGCTTTTATCTTTTTCTTTTCAGCCGCTGTTGGGAACTTGCGAGTTAATATGTTAGTGCCCGGTTCATTATACCATACAGCACCTTTCATACTAGGATCACCACCACTAGCATCTTTACCTATCTTAGCTTTAGAAGCTGGTGATAACTCATTTTTTCTACCTGCAGTAACCGTAGAAACTCTGTCAGTACTAGCAACACTAATCGTATTTTTATCATAATTACCTACATCACGTTGTTTAAAGTTTCTACCATTCTTTATCATTTCACCCCATGTAGGTCTATGATATTCACCTTGCTCATCTACAAATACATTTCTACCATTATCTGATCTAATAGCAAAACCTTGATCATCAGAAAGTATACCCGTAGAACTGCCATCAGAAACAGCTCCTACTACGTAATTATCTACTGTAGTACCACCCGTAACTTTATATCTTTCACTTAACTCATATGCCTGACCTAAGTTTACATCAGGTAAGTTTTCCCATGCAGTTGCTTGGTTAGACTGTCCAGCTTTATACGCTTGTTTAGGTTTGCTTACTTTAGCACCCAAGCCAGTTTTTTCTTCTGCTATGGGTTCTGCTTTTGTAATATCTAACTTAGCAGTCTCGCTAATATCTAAAGGTACTTCTGGAGTGACACCAAAACCACCTTGTACTTTTTGTGTAGCATCAGGTGTATATGCATCAAGTACAGCCTGTTTGCCTTTAGTATCTGCTGTTCTACTATTAGAATCAATACTGCGATCTGGAAAGGTTAAAGAACTTTCTCTTGCATATTCCGCAGAGTCAAAAGGACTTGCACCTCTTGGTGGTGTAGGTAGTTTAGGTGGAATAAATGGTGTCATAATTTCTGGATCAGCACCAGACTCAACTAAATAAGATTTAGAAGCAGCTTCTTGCCCAAAGGGAGTTGATGTATCATATGTAGGTCTTCTTTGTAGTCGGGTAGCATCAGGAGTTACATATGGTTGTATCTGTGGATCAGCACTATTACCTCGTAACATAGCATCAGTTTGCATGAGTGCATTATTTCTTTCATCTGTCATAGCATTCATAAAAGGTAATGTACCAGAAGGTTTTGACATATAAGGGTTAATATTAATTAAAGGATCAGCACGTTTTAATGATGGAGTTACATATGGTTGTATCTGTGGATCAGCACTAGTTCCTGTAGGAGAAAACCCCATAGAAGGTGGTGTATATGTAGAAGTATCTACAGGAGTTACTGGAGCTATATCCAAAGCATCAGGACGCATATTAATTGCACCAGAACTATAAGATACAGGAGCAATCTCTCTAACTTCTCCGGGCATTAGGTCATTAATGGGATCATCTTGACCTGCTGATATATCTAAAGCATCGGGGCGCATGTTAATTGCACCAGAGCTATACGATGTAGGTGCAACTTCCCGAACTTCTCCGGGCATTAAATCATCAATAGGATCATCTTGTGGTAAAAGTTTTAAGGGTGTTGGATTTACTTTAACACCAGTCTCTACAGCAACTTTTTTAACTTCTTCTACTTTTTCTGGTAACGTACCTAAAGCACCAGCTATTGCATCAATAACACCGCCAAATACATCACCTAATAAATTATTAACTAAACCACCACCATGTTTATTTATACCTGCAGTTCTAGCTTCAAGTGCTGCAATTTGTTCTGCGTTTAGTAGTCCAGAGTT